CCGCCGCCATGACGCAGGCCGTGAAATCCAAGCCCCAGCGCTACCGCATGGACTTTGGTGCCAACTTCTATGACACACGGTTGATCCGCGCGCCCGTGCAGACGGCTGACCTTGAAGTGTGGGAGGAACCCGTTGCCGGCGCGACCTATATCATCGGCGCTGATCCGGCCTACGGGTCGAGCGAATGGGCCGACCGCTTTTGTGTGATCGTCCTGCGCGTGTGGGCGGACGGGATGGAGACCGTTGCCGAGTTCTGCTCGAGTAGCATCAATCCGTACCAATTCGCGTGGGTCGTGTGTTATCTGGGTGGTGCATATGCGGGCGCGACGGTGAATCTTGAAATGAACGGGCCCGGTCAGTCGGTGAAGACCGAGATGCAGAACCTGAAGCGCCAGATACAGGTCATGCCGCAAGGTGCCGGCAACGGGCTCTTTGATGTGATATCCAGCATGAAGAGCTATCTTTGGCGGCGCCAGGACTCCCTTCATGGGCCCGGATCGACGATTGGTTGGATCACGACGCAGCAAACCAAGGAACGGATGCTCACCTACATGAAGGATTATTTTGAACGCGGCATGCTGAAAATCCACGGCGCAGACCTGCTGGACGAAATGAAGACACTGCGCCGGGAAGGATCGATGATTGCTGCGGCAGGTCTTGCCAAGGATGATCGCGTGATTGCATGTGCGCTTGCCTGTGCGGCCTATGCCGAACAGGTGCAGCCCGCGCTCATCATGATGAGGCGAACAAAGGAAGCTGAGGCACACGCGAACGAGACTCCTGCGATCACGAACGCAGCCGAGCGCAGTGTGAGGCGCTGGATGGATGCAATAGGGATGAACAGATGATCGGACGCGCGGAGCTTGAATTCCAGATTCGCTCGTTCATTGAAGATGGGCGGCGCGGGATTCCCGTGCGACAGTTCGCGAAATTGGCAGGCATCAATGAACGCATGTTGCGGGACATATTCGTCTACCGCAAGACGCCGCTCACCGCCGAGATGCAAATCAGGATCGGCGCAGCGTGGGATCGTTGGTGTTCTGGCGTTGTCAAGGTGGAATATCTTGGCGACACGGAACGCACGCGTATCACGTTGCGCGATCCGCAAGACGCGAAGCCGAGATTCAGGCGCTTGATGGCCGTGAGCGCGCGGCACGGCCTGAAACTCGGCATCGTTCCCCGTTATGATTACCATGCACAGCGCGAAAATGCGCTCACCGGAAAAGAATCGTGATCATCAAGGAATGGAAGTGCCCGTACCACGGGTTTTTCGAGTCCCCCGACCCGGTATGCCCGCATGGTTGTGAAGCAGGCGTGATGCGTGTTTTCCTGACGCCCGTTGCAATTGGCACGGGTGTCGTTGGCCGGATCGACCAGGAAGCCCAAAAGCTCACCGCGCGCTTTGGCATGAGTGATATGCGCGCGGGCGTCGTGGAAGGTGAAGCACAAAAGACGGCTCCGGCAAATGAATGGGCACCGCATTTCGTCGAATTCGGGAAAGAAGCGGTTGCCGGACTCGATCCGCGCGCGGCGCTGCCGCTTGCCAATGCAATACCGATGCCCACACCTCACATTGCGCGCGGCATGCACGTTGAAGGCCAACTGCCATGAGAATTCCCGAAAACGCGCTGGATCGGATCACCTTCGTGCTCGACATGATCGAGAAATGCAGTGTGAGCATTTCCGACAGACGCTCGTTTTATGAACGCATGCGCGGGTGGTTCATAAGCGGCTCCGATACTGGCGAACCCGCGCGCTTCAACAAGATGGCGCCGCACATTGGCGCACTTGTGAGCTATCTCTACGCAGCCGATTCCACGCGCTTCACCGCCCATCTGGGTGCTGCCGTGCCCGAACGCGAACTGTTGAAGACTTCCGCGATGGAGCGCCTCACCGAAGATGCTTGGTCGAACACCAACGCGGACATGCTTTTTTCCGAAGCGGTGCGCTGGTCGCTTGTCTACGGTTCGATGTTCGTGAAGCTCTCGTGGCTTGGCGGACTTGAAATGCGCGTCGTATCGCCGCGCGACGTGGGCGTGTTGCGCGAGGACATTCCTTCGCTTGCAAACCAGGAAGCGTTTATCGTTCGCTATCCGATCACGAAAAGCGAACTGATCGACAAGCTCTACTCGCATCCGGCGCGCGAGCGCATCATCGAAAAGATTTCCTTTGGTGCAACGGAGGAAGTCGAGCCCACGCCCATGGATCGAATCATCTTGTCGGCCAGCTCGCCCAACATGATCGGCAATGCGCCGCTTTCGTCGGACGAAACGCCGGCATACGCGCCGCAGGTGCAGGAATCGACCGCACAAATCACCGAGCTTTTCGTGTGGGACGATGAAGCGTCCGATTGGCGAATCTTCGTGGTGGCCGATCCAGACACGGTAATTTATGACCGCGCCGCTGCCGAGGTATTTGTGAAGGGCGAGACGGGTGTCGTGCAAGTCTTGACCGATCCGCTGCCTGACTACTTTTGGGGTGCAAGCGAGGTGTACGCGCTGCATGGCCTGCAGGACATGGTGAATACGCGGATCGACGAAATCCTGCGCATTCTGGCAAAACAGGCAAAGCCGCCGAAGGTGTTTTCCGGGTTCGATGGCATCCTGGACGAAAAAGCGAATGCCATGGACGATCCCGGTGGCTTTGTGTTCTCGGCAATGTCGGGTGCTCGCGTGGAACCGCTCACGCCCACCGTCACGTCGGACATGTATCAGTTTCTCGAGCAGATCGACCAGATGTTCGCAGAAGTCTCCGGCATGGGCTCGATCCTCATGGGTGAAGGTGCCAAGGGCGTGCGCAGCGCATCGCAGGCGGCGCAACTCGCGAAGATGGGCGGCTCCCGCGCAAAGAAACGCGCCATGCTGGTGGAAGATGCGCTGGAAAAAATCGCGACGCTTGTCACACGCGTTTTCATGCAGCATGACGATTCGCTTTTGCTGGCAACTGATGGTTCGCAATTCGCGCCGGCGCAGTTCACCAAGGACTTCGTGATGCGCGTCGATGCGCATTCGAATTCACCGCTTTTCGTGGACGACAACCGTGCGCTCGCGTTCAATCTCTTCAAGGCCGCTGTCATTTCGCCCTCCCGGTTTGTCGAGATGGTGAATCCACCGATGAAGTACGCCATCCTCCAGGAATTGAAACAGGCGGAACAAAAAGCAGCCGCGCAACAGCAGGAAGCGCCGCAAGAAGCACCTTCGTCGGGCCAGAAATCACCGAAAGTTGCGCAAAAGCAACAGCCGCATTTGGTGAAATGATTTTGCTATAGTGGTCTCTATGCCGAATATCGCGGTACGCACAGCACCTAGTCCGGTTACGCGCAGCGTGACGGATATGTCAGCCCGTGCGGGTGCGCGGTCCAACGGCAATACGCAATCGCGCACGGGTTCCATTCGCATGAGCGGGCGTGCAGCGGGTGCGCGGAAAATGAATTCAATGACGCGGCGTGATGGCAGGCAGAACACGCGTCGGTAGAGATCATGTATGCTGCGAAGCATGTGTGAAGGCCCCGGCCACGGTCGGGATTTATAAACAGTATTGGAGCGCTTGAAAATGGCTGCACGTACTCGTAAAACGCACCGTGGCCGCAAGGCTGGTCGCAAACACTCGCGCAAGTGAGTGAAAGTCCGGGGAGCGTCAAAAACTCCCCGGCAAGAACAAAATGCCTTCGTCCGACATTCTCAATTTCCTGAAATCGCAAGGCGCGAATCCCGCGCCGGGCGCGAGTGCTGCAACGCCGCCTGGTGCTGCGCCCATTCCGGGATCCGCGCCGGACACGCAAGCATCCAACCCCGGCGTCGGCGCTACTGCGATGCTCACGCCACAAAACGGCGCCGGTGCGGATTTGCAGGCGAAGGTGCATGCACGTATCGCGCTGGATATCCTCCAGAAGGCCGTGCAGGAAATGTCGCCCGATTCGCCCGTCGCCAAACGCATGATTCCGATCATCACGTTGCTTGCACGCGTGATTGGCGTAGGAGCGATGGATTCGACGCAGGCGTTGGTGCCCGAGCAGATTCGCATGATGAACGCAAGCCTGCCGCAAACGGGTAATATGAATCCCGCGCAGAATGCGGCGCTGCAGTCGCAGGCTGCAAATCAACCCCATCCGCCGCTACCCGTATAGGAAATTGAAATGGCTCTCTTGCAACCCCGAAACGTTCGTATCCGCGATCCCAAGTCGAACAAGCAGGACAACGGTCAGATTGTCAATCCGCCGCGCTTTCCGGAGATGGCTTTCCCGCAACGCAATGCGTGGGGGAAAAACCGGATGAAGGTTGAAAAACCGGCTGGCGGCAAGAAGGTCATTTAAGGAAACGATCATGGCTGGACTCGAAGGTCTTGATGCGGACGCGGTAGCGCAACTCGCGCTCCTGTCCAAGGAACTCTCGGATAACCCGAAGACGCGCTCCAAGTTCCTGCGCCTCACGAAAGAGGCTGTGCCCGATATCTCGTTGCCCGAACTCGAAATCTCGGACGCAATCGATGCACGCCTATCCACCCGCGACAAGCAGATCGAGGAATTGAGGATGTCTCTTCGATCTCGTGAGCTTGCCGATGAGGTGAAGAAGGAACGCGATGCATTGCACGCGCGCGGCCTGAACGACGACGAAGTGAAAGAAGTGGAAAGCCTCATGGTGAATCAAGGTATTGCCGATCACAACACGGCGGCTGACTACTTCACATGGAAGAAACAGGCTGAAGACACGGTGAAAGCGCAAATGCGGGAGCCGCAATCCGCCGAACTCGTGGGCCAGTTCAAGGACTTTTTCAAGAATCCGGTGCAGAAGGCTAGACAGGAAGCCTATGCAACCCTTCGCGGCCTGCGTATGCCACAGCCGGCTGGACGTTAATCCCTAGGAAACAGGAAATATCATGCCAATTGGTGGTGGAATACTCCCGGCGACGGGCACAGGCGCATACAACGAACTCGTGGCGGTCACACGCCGTGCATTCGTGCCGAAAATGGTGGTGCAGATCTACAACTCATCGCCGCTGGTAGCCGCGTTGCTTGCCAATGCGCAAAGCGCGGGTGGTGGCGTATCAAGCATTACGGTACCAACTCAGGGCGCGCCCTTTGTGACGCCCTCGTTTACCGATTATTCGGGCTCGTTCAATGCGCCAACAGGTCAGCAAGGCACGTTCAATGCCGAATTCAACCTGAAGATGCTGGTCACCCCAATTCCGTTCCTTGGCACCGAAGGGTTGGCGCAGCAGGATGCTGCCATCATTCCACTCATCGAGGCGCGCATGAATGATGCGACCAACGGCATGATGGATTCGATTGGTACGGCGCTCTACAACAACACGACAAACGCGCAGCAGTTCATTGGACTGCCGGCGGCCGTCGATGATGGCACCGGAACGGCGACCTACGGGAACATCAATCGCTCGACCAATGCGTTCTGGAAGGCGAAAGTCTATCCGGCAGGCGCGGTTGCGCCGACGCGCGCGAACGTCATGCAGTATCTGGGTGGCGTCGTGAAGGCTTGTGGCGAAAAGCCAACGATGGGCGTGATGGGCATGGGGACATGGCTGCAACTCACGCAGGACTTCCTGGGCCTCGAGCGCTACAACGTGAATCCGGGCGGCGCGTACGGCGAAGAAGGTGCTCGGTCAGGGTTCGAGGCGATCTCCGTTGCCGGTGTGCCGGTCTACGCCGATCCCTACTGCCCCGAAGGTGTTCTGTACTGGATCAATTCCAACTACATGAGCCTTTATGTGCATGATCTGGCATCGTTCCAGTTCACCGGTTTTGAATCGATGCTGCCGAACTACCAAATCGGCTTTGTGGGTGCCGTGCTGCTGGCGGCTGAGCTTGCGCTTGTCAAGCCGCGTAGTACCGCAAAGGTCACCGGGTTTACTTACGTCACCGTCTAAGGATCGGACATGGCCGCGACTTCTCTCAATCAAATCCCGCTCAATGGCTTGCCCACTGGCGCACCGGGCGCATTTCTGCAGCCGGTTACGCTCTCTGCGCCGGCATCGGGCAATATCGTGGTTCCTCCGGGCATCTGGATGATCCCGCCCGTTTCTGGTATCTCGCTTCAGGTTCAGACCGCCACCGCCGGTACGTGGGTTACGGTGGGTGCAGCGAATACCGGTGAATGCGGTGTTGTATCGGATGGCACGAATACCCGGCTTAACAATGCGAATGCGTCTATCACGCCGGTCATTCTCTATGGCCCGAATAACGGATCGGCGGCTGGCTCGACATTCAATAGCTGATAGGTTGAAGCAATGTATGTGCACTCGACTTCGCGCAAGCCTTTTTCGTTCCAGTGGGACGGCGTGAGCTTCACCTTGGAACCCGGCGATACGCTTGAAATACCGGACGGCGCGGCTCGCCACATCTTTGGCTATGAGAATCCCGACCTGACGAGCATCCTGATCTCGCTTGGTTTTGTGCACAATTCAGCGGACGTCGATAAAGCGATGAAGTTCTTCACGACGTTCAAGGTCTCGCGGAGCGGCGATTTTGCAAAAGATGCCGCAGAAGATGAACATGGGGAAGCCGCCCAGCAGTCTCCTTTGTCTCATGATGAATCCTCCGGGCCGGACGTGCTTCCCCACCCCAAGGCTTGAGTGAACCCGACGTGACGCCCTATGACGCTTTCAGACTATCTCACGCAGGTGAGTCTGCTGCTGCATGATCGCGTCAACGCGTTCTATCAGGTTCCCGATCTCACCTCGTACATAAATACCGCGCGCGCGCAAGTCGTGCGCGATACAGGGTGCCTGCGCAACCTCACGCCGTGGGCGGTCGTGGTGGGGCAGGAAGTCTATCCGCTGGCGACGTTTTCCCCGGGAACTCAATCGGTGATCGATGTGCTGAATATCAATCTGATATTTGGCAACACGCGGTTTGCACTCAGTTACTACCCGTGGACGAAATTCAACGCGCGGATGCGTTCCTGGCAGAATTTCCAGCAGCGACCCGTGGTCTTTTCGACGTACGGCGGCAGTTCCATCTACATCGCGCCCCAGCCCGACCAGGCATATGCAATGGAGGCGGATTGCGTGTATCTGCCAACCTCCCTTGAACTACCGACGGATGTGGAGGTCATCGCCGACCCGTACACGACGGCGGTGAAGTTTTTCGCGGCGCATCTCGCCAAGATGTACGAACAGTCCTACAACGACGCCGAAATGTTCCGCCAGAACTATCGCCGCGAGATACAGAACATCATTGGCGCGGTACAGACGCGTCGCATCGTCTCACCCTACCTGAGCTAACGCGATGCCAGCCACACAAGAAAAGCTGCCGCGCGACACGAAGAAGCAGTATTTCGCGTTGCAGAACTTCAAGGGAATTGATACCAAGTCGGATCGCACGGTCATTTCCGAGGAAGAGTTCGCATGGCTTGAAAACGTGATGCCGGTCGGAAACGGGAACCTTCGCTGCGTTCCGGGGCCGACATCAATCGCTGCAACGTGGGGTGCTGAGCCTGTCACCGTAGCAGACGTGAACATTCTCGGCAATGCCTATATCGTGGCGTTCGAATCGGATGGCCGCGCCGAAGCATTTCGCATAGGCACGCAAACGATCTCGCAGATCGCAGCGCCTGGCACGCTCTCGAATGCCGGGGTATCGGCTGCAATGTGGCAGAACACCAACCTGATTGTCACCGACCCGCAAAAGGGCAGCTTTTCGTGGGATGGCACGAATTGGGTGTCTCTCGGATCGGTCGGACTCATTACGCTCACTGCCAATGGTTCCGGCTATACAACTGCGCCCACGGTCACCATCAGCGCGCCGAACCAGGCAGGTGGTACGCAGGCGACGGCAACCGCCAGCATCGGTAGCGCAACATCCACGGGAACGGTGACCGGCGTCTCGATCATCGCGCCTGGCGCGGGATATACGAGTGTCCCGCTTGTCAACTTCTCATCTCCACCAAGCGGCGGCACGCAGGCGCAGGGCGTGGCACAGCTATCCAATGGGTCTGTTGTTTTTGTTCAGATCACGAACGCGGGCGCGGGCTACACGCAGCCACCAACCGTTACGTTCACCGGGGGCGGCCCGACGACAGCGGCGAGTGCCAGCGCAACGATTTCAAGCGGCCCGGTGATCGGAGTTACGCTCACCGAAGCTGGAACGGGTTACACATCGCCTCCAACGATCACGTTTTCAGGAGGCGGCGGCTCGGGCGCGGCAGCCACCGCACAAACGATCAACCAATCGGGAAGCGCTGTCGCCGTTTTCTCAGGGCATCTCTGGATCGCCCAGGGGCGCACGATCTACTATTCGGTTGCCGGCAGCTACAGCGATTTCATTTCGATTTCCAGCGGCAACGTGATCCTGACCGATAGCGTCTTCTTCGGCACGATCACGGCGCTCGTCGCTGCGAATTCGTATCTCTACATCTTCGGGCCGAACGCGATCAACATCCTCTCGGACGTAGGCGTGAACACGGTTGGCGCAACGGTTTTCACCAATACCAATGTGAGCGCGTCGATTGGTACGAACCTGCCGAATGCCGTGTTCGCCTATTTCCGCTCGTTGCTTTTCATGAACACCTATGGCGTCTATGCATTGGTTGGCGCGACAACTACAAAAATCAGTGATCCTCTGGATGGCATCTTCCCGTACATCGATTTCACGAAACCCGTCACCGCAACGCAGTTCGTCATCAACTCGACGCTTTGCGCGGCATTTGGATTTACCTACGCGGCACCAAATACAACACCACGATTCCTGATGGCGATTTTCTTCGACAAGAAATGGTGGCTCGCGTCTCAGGGTGATGCGATCAGGATCATCAACGCGGTGCCAATCAATGGCATCGAGACAATCTATGCGATGACACCGACGAATGTCATTGCATGCTTTACCAATGCATCGACACGCATTTCGGCAACGATCAAGACTGCGCTTCTATCGTTCAAGAACCCAGTGCAGGACAAGCAACTGCTGAAATTTTCGGTTGCGTCCATTGGAATTGCAGCGAACTCGCCTGTTACCATCGAAAATGAAACAGGACTCAAAAACGTTGTTACCCTGAAGCCGTCCGGATTCCGTTGGATTGACGGATCAGGTAATACGTTCACGTGGCTGGACAACGCGGGACACCCGTTTACGTGGGTTGCGAAGAGCTACCAGATGAATGATTTCGACGCAACGATGTATGGCAAATTCATTGGTGCTACATTGTGCTTGAGCGACGCGACGGCGATAATCAACGCAATCTACATGCAGTACGAAATGCGTGCAACTTTCTAGGTGAACCATGGCGAACCCGCTTCCTCATATCTTTCAGCAGCTATCGGTACAGGGGCCGATGAGCGACCTGGACGACAACTTCAATGCGCTGATTGGGAATGTCCAGAGCGGCGCATACATGCTTGCACAAGACATCGGCAGCGCGAACGCATATGCTGCAACGATTACACCGGCTCCGGTTGCGTACCAGGCCGGAATGATCATTGTCCTGCAAAACATTATTGCCGCAAATACGGGCGCGTCTACATTCAATCTGAACGGACTTGGTGCACTGCCGATCCTGAAATCGGCCAACAATGCGTTGACGGGAGGCGAGGTCATACCGGGATCGCTTGCCGTTTTGGTGCTAAACGGCACCTCCGCGTGGCATTTGATTTATGCCAGCGCGAATTTCAATCCCGGCCCCAACAGCGTTTTCAGTTCCGGCTCGCAATTCTACGGCGCATCGACTTTCGATACGATGCCGCAAGTGGGCGGCGCGCCGATTGTTGAAAGCGGCTCCAACGCCAACGGCAGCTACACCAAATGGGCTGATGGAACGATGATTGTACTGGGTAGCATTATAATTTTGTTTTCAAATTCGACGCAGAGTAACGATTATTATTGGTCCTTTCCAGCCCCATTTAGAGATGGTAATAGCTGGGTGCTTTCGTTGTGCTTTTCATATGCGTTTGGCTCTTTGGCGCCTCAGAATCTTAATGCACTTTATACGTACACCCCTCAGTCTAGTACCTGGTCGAGGATAAGTGCTAGCAGCACCGCTGTTATCAGCGGAAATATTCCTGTAATGTTGCGAGCTGATGGATACTGGAAATAAAACTTATGAAAATCAATCTTTCCCCACAACGTCGCGATGACACGCTCTCAGTTTCGCTGAATGGCGACGTGCTCACGCTCAACGATCAGGTAATAGACCTGTCGGTTATTCCGGATGGCGCGACGTATCCAGACGGAGCGGACTTCAGCCCGTACATCATCGGGCCGGTAGAGCGCATCAATGGAGAAATCAATCTCACGTTGATACTGCCAAATGCCGCGAATGCGTCAGAGGCTGCGCGCTTCCCGAAGACGATCAGCGTTACAGATAACGGCCCTGTGGAGTTGCCAAAATGACATTCGACGCATCCAAGCTCATTACTTCGGCGGACAAATTCAAATCGTTGCAGAAAGCGAAGTTATCAGAATTATCTGCTGCGTGCGCACGCGCGATTTATGCGGGCGCAGAATCCAGTGCGCTCGGCGCCGCGTATCACTATCCGACAGATGACAAGAGTCAGATGAATCTCACGGCATCAATCACGGCTTCGCTTCTGCCTAGCCTACCGGATGGATGGACAACGCCATTTTTATGTGCGGATGTAGGTGGAACATGGGCGATAAGAAACCACACCGCGACACAGATTCAACAGGTTGGCAAGGACGTCAAGGCATTCATTGTTGCTGCACAAGTAAAGAATGCGACGCTCGCCGAGAAAGTCATGAATGCCGCAACCAGTGACGCGATTGCGGCGATCACCTGGTAATTCTCTATGACCAAGATTTTTGACATGAAATTTAGTGCAATGTGGCTGATCACATGCGCAGCATCCATCGTTGCCGCGATCTTCTGGACTGGATTTCAGATAGCCATCTTCACATCGACCATCGACGGTCTACGCCAGCAGGTCTCATCGATGCAAACGGTCATCAATGGCTGGGAGAGTCAAGTTGAGCCGCTTGCAACGCAAATCGCGCGATTGTCAGCAAGCGCCGACACGCAGAACACGCGGATTTCCAACCTGGAATCCAACGTGCGTGACCTGCAAAACGGCATCATTTCGCGCAACACGCAAAAATGAATCTCGACAGCCTGCTTTCCCCGGTATTTGGCGATGCCGCATCGCTGCGATCCTTTGCGCTTGAAAACGCGATGGAGCACAAGCTCTTTGCGCGTACCCTGCAAGACAGCTATGGTGTCTCCATTGCGCAGTATCCAATCATGGATATCGACGCGTCGAATTTCGACGATTGGCTTCAAGTACACGCGCTCACGCACATGGCCGAAGCGAACGCCGTGCAGACCACCATCCCTCCGTGGTTAAATGATGTCAACATGGATCAGCAGGACGCGTTCTACGAGTGGATCGGGAACCACGCCGCGCTGCACCAGTTCTTTGCCGATCTTTTGGGTGTCTGAATGACCGCTGACGAAATACTTCAACGCACGACTGGGCCGGATTTCCAGCGCGTTCGTGCCGCGCTTGTGACGATCGCACAAAAATGGCCGAACAAATTCAAGTACGTGCAGATCGGCAACACGTTGTTCATTACGGCCTTTCGTGGCGATGGCACGGTGAGCGTCAGCATGGAAACAACGGACACGCCGCGCGCGCTCATGCATGCAATGATGGCGTTCGGGAAGTCGCTTCAACAACAAGGTGCAACGGCAATCAATTTTCAAGTGCAAAACCCCGCGATACTGCGCATGCTTTCGGTTATGGGCGTCGCGTATCACCGAACGCCCGGTGGCTTTACCATCGATTTAAGGAAATGATATGGGCGGCGTCGTACATGCAGTCGGGGACGTTTTTAGCGACGTAGGGGATGCTGTCGGCCACGTGGCGAGCGTGATTGGCAACCACGTCGACCAAATACTTCCCCTTGTTGTAACTGTCGCGGCACCAGAATTCGGAGCGCCGATGTG